TTAATAATTTGTTTATTAAAAATAATATTTTATTAAAAAAAATTATTTTATTAAAAAATTATTTTTTATTAAAAAAACTGATAGTTTATTAATAAAAAATAATTTTTTATATATTTAATATATTAATGAGTATTGGAAAATTATATATATTACATAATAATATTAAGGGCGAATGGATTCAAAATATTATTATGTTACTAAGTAATTTATATTGTGATTTTATAGAAAGATCTGAAATATATGAGAATGGTATTAAAATAAATATGGCATATGAAGGGGATATTATATCAAATAATATGGCAATATTTTTTGTTAATTGTTATATAATGAAAGAAGAAGAAATTTATTTAGATGATGGAATGATTACATATTTTTCACCTATAAATATAGTATTAAATGAAATAAATGTAGCAGATAATTGTTTAAATGAAATTAATACTATATTAAATCATCCACATTTTAAAGGATGTACCAGTATAAATGATATAAATAAAAAAATATCTTCTGTTCCAAATTTGAATGATAGATATAAATCAATATTATAGTTATAAATTTAAATATTTTATCAAATATAATGGTATTTAAACATTTATTTTAATTATTAATTTAATGAAAATATGTTTATGTACGTGGTATGATGATAATATTAAAGAATTTGCCGACATAAATTTTGAAATAAATAAGAAATATGCTTTAAAAAATAAATATGATTTTATTAAATGTAATAATAGACGATTAGAAAATAAAGATTTACCATGGGAAAAATTATCATTAATTTATTCATTATTTGAAAAACAATATGATTATATTGTTTGGATTGATGCGGATGCATTTTTTTATATTGATAGTCCCCCAATTGAAAATATTATAAATGAACATAATGATGAAAATGTTATTTTTTCAGGAGATATGCAAACAAGATATCAATCTTATCCTATATCATTCCAATTAATGGATATTAATACTGGATTTATGATTTACAGAAATAACAAATATTCACAAGAATTTATAAAAAATTGGATAATTAATGAATATCCAATTATAAATCCGGTTTGGTGGGAACAGAATAGTGTATTACATATGTATAAACACAATATTTTAGATATTCAAAATAATTCAGTTATTATTGAATATAATATTCTTCAGCATTTTGAAAAAGAACATTTAGAACATTGTTTTACTAAACAATATGGTTTAGATAATAAACCATTTATTTTTCATATGGCAGGTGAAACAAAAGAACAAAGAATTAAATATTCTCAAGAATATTATAATTTAATAATTAATGAAAATAAAAATTCTTAAAAATAATTTTATTTAAAATAAATAATATAATTATCTAATAAATGAAAATATGTATTTTAATGTGGTATGATGAAGCTATTAAAGAATATGCTGACATAAATTTCGAAATAAATAAAAAATATGCTTTAAAAAATAGTTATCATTTAATAAAGTCTTGTGATAAAAAACTTGATAAACATCCATCTTGGGAAAAACTTCCTCTAATATTAAAACATATTGATGATTATGATTATATTGTAATGTGTGATTCAGATGCTTTTTTTTACTATGATAGCCCTAAAATTGAAAATGTAATTAACAAACATCCAAATAAAGATTTTATTTTAAGTGGTGATGCTTGGAAATACTTTACAAATTTAAATGATAATATTAATATACCTGATATTAATTGTGGGTTAATGATAATAAAAAATACACAATTTTCAAAAAAGTTCATTCATAATTGGTGTTATGAAAAACATACTACATTAGCTTCAAAATATTGGGAACAGGGTGTTATGTGGTATTTATATAATGAAAATTATATGAATATACAAAATAAAAGTATCATAATACCTTATAATATTTTACAAAATTTTGAGAAACATTTAGATCAATTTTTTTATTCAAGGCAATATGGTCTTAAAAATAAACCGTTTGTACATCATTTAGCAGGTCAATCTAAAGAAATAAGAATAAAAGTATCAAGTGATTATTACAATTCTTTATCCAATTATGAGTTTTATTATGTAATTAGTATTCAAGATAAATTATCATATTCAGATATAGTGAAAAAATATCAAATAAGAGATAATTATTTTCCGATAATTTTTAATGGAAATAATTTAAATGAATTACAAAAATTAGAAATTTATCATAATTATGTTAAAAATTTAGATGATTCAATCGATAAAATAATGATATTAATTGATATTAATTTGATTACAAAGATTAATATTGATAATTATTATTTAGAACGTTTATCTTATATTACAAATCATGGATTTAAAATTACAAATCATGGATTAAATATTATTGGTAATAAAAAACAAATTTTAGAAGAAATAGAAAATTTATACAATATATTAAAATATCAGAATAAAATATTTGATGAAAATTTTAGATTAATTAATACTAATATTGTTGAAAATGATGAACAACAATTAGCAAAAGAATATTTACATAAAGATGATATTGTTTTAGAAATTGGTGCTAGATACGGTTCTGTATCTTGTATAATATCACAAAAAACTCAAAAATCAGTTTGTGTAGAACCTGATGAACGCGTTTGGGAAATATTAGAACATAACAAAAAAATAAATAATTGTAATTTTAATATTGTAAAAGGTTTTATATCAAAAAAAAAATTATCATTATATAATAAGGATTCTTATGGAGGGTATGGAACTAGTTCTAAATTAGATGATAATAGTAATATTCAAAATTATACTTTAGATGAAATAAAAGAAAAATACAATATTGAAAAATTTAATGTGTTAATAATAGATTGTGAAGGTTTCATGGAAGAATTTATTGATGAAAATATTGAAATATTAAATGATTTAAGAATGATTATTTTTGAAGCTGATCAACCTGAAATATGTAATTATGATAAAATTAAAAATATATTATTAGATAATAATTTTATTCCAAAAATAACCGGTTTTCAAAATGTTTATTTAAAAAATTAATTACTTTTAGAAAGTTTGATTGCTTTTAATTCTTATATCTTTTACTTTTTTACTTTTTTACTTTTTTAGTTGTTATAACTTTTACTTTTTCAGTTGTTATATCATTCACTTTTTAAATTGTTGTATATTTTTAAGTAATTTATCTTTGTTTTAATTTAATATTATTGATAATGAAATGTTTTATACTTTTAATCAATATTGTAATTTAAAAGGGAATAATCCAATAGTATATAATATTGATATTGATATTGATATAGCAATGTTTTTGATTCATTACAATTTATGTAAAGATATTAAATGATACATGATAAATATGAAGCAGATGGATATTATATACAGGAATGTTATAATAACAATAAAAATGAACACATTTTTGTAAATAATGATTTATGTTATTATAATAAATTAAATTAATATTCTGTAATAATTTATTTAAATACTTAATTTATTTAAATACTTAATTTAAATAAATTATAAAATGTCTTTTAAAAATTTATTAATAAACAATATTAATTATAAAATTAATATTATATTAATTGACGATCCAATATGTTTATCATTAGAAGATACAAAATATAATTCATTCAAAGAATTTTGTGATAATATTGACTTTATTAAATTATATGAATATTCAAGAGAAGAAATTATTGAAATAATTCAAAAAGATGATTTAAATTTTAATAATATTGAAGAGAAAGAAATTAATAATTATTCTAATTTATATATTTTAAATAAAATTGGAGGTGGTTATTTAATTGATGATGATTTTTATATTAAAGATCAGTTTCAAAATATTAAATATAATATTTATAATGAACATTTTTATTATTTATTTAATGATATTTCAAAACAGTTAATAGATTATTCTGATTTTAATACATTTCTGAAAACTATTAAGGTAAGAAATGATATTGATATTCCATTTTTAAATCAAGATAATAATATTAAAGTAAATCATACTAAAATTATTATAAAATGTCAGACAGGAACAGATACAACATATTTAAAACAATTATTAAAAGAACATTTTAGTATTAATTATGAATTAGAAGAATATTTTATTATAAATAATTATGGATTAGAACATGATTTATTGACTGATGAAAAAATAGAATATATTAATAAAAATAATATATTAGTTATATTTTTTAAAGATGATTTACTTCATTATTTAATTGATATTTTAAATAAAAAACCAAACACAATATTTCCAAAATTAACAAATGGAGATAATATAATGATAAATAAATATACTGATTATAAGTTATTTAGTATCTATAAGTCATTAAATAAAATTGAAAATTATTTGATAAATGAAGATATATTTCAGATGTATTATCGTAAATATCACAATTTTATTAATATAAATATTAAAAATAAATTATATTTAAATTTAAGTGAATTATTGTTAAATTATAATGAAATTATTGAAATTATTTCTAAACAATCAGGTATTTCAATATATAAAAAATTATCTGAAGATTATAAGAAATATCCAGAATATAAGAATATTCTAAATCAAGATTATTTAAATAATTTAAGTAAATTTACATTAGATAGTTTTTTTAATAAAAGAGATAATTTAATTGAGAAAAAATGGAATGAATTAATTACTTTTAAAAAAGATGAATATGATGTTTATTTAAATAAAGATTATGCAGTTATATATTATTTTGATAATATGGATAATTTATTTAAATTAAAATTATCCATATATTTATTACAAAAAAATTTTACAGAGAATTTAGATATATTTATTTATTATACTAATATTAAAGAAGAAAATATATTTATTAATCATAATATTCGTTATATTAAATTTGATAAAGATGAAATAGAATTATTCAATCCTGATTTAATTTTAAAATATTTTAAAAATTATGAAAGTATATTATTTTTAGAATATGATTTCTTCATTAATGAAAATATTTTAAATAAAATAGAGATAAATACGATTGATTATTATTTATTTGATGTCAAATCAATTAATTTAAATAAAAAATATAAAATAATTAATAAAATATTAAATAAAGATTTTTTTAAACTTGTAAAATGT